AATGGAAAAAGAGGAAGAGGTATTCTGCCCTGTATGCAGCACCCCCATAGAAATATTTGAAGTCTACACCATCGCAAAGACGTTTAAGAAGGTAAAACAGATTTGTCTGACTTGCAAAGAGAAGGAAATAAAACATGAAAGAAAACTTTGATAAGTGTTTAGAGATGCTTCTTCACCATGAAGGCGGCTTCATAAACCACCCTCGTGATCCGGGGGGGATGACCAATCTCGGTGTTACTCGTCACGTTTACGAACGGTGGGTTGGCAGAAAGATGTCTGAGCAAGACATGAGGGATTTAACTCCTGCCGACGTAGCTCCCATATACAAAAACGAATACTGGAAGCGTTGCAAATGTGACGACCTAGCGAGTGGTCTTGATTGGTCGGTGTTCGATTGGGCTGTAAACTCCGGTGTAGGACGCAGTGCCAAAGCCTTGCAAGGAATTATCGGAGCCACTCAAGACGGGGGCATCGGTCCTATGACCTTGAAACTTCTTGAAGAGCACGAACCCAGAGAACTCATTGAGAAAATGCACGATAAACGCCAAGGCTTTTACGAGGGACTCAAGACCTTTGATTCCTTTGGCAAAGGATGGACTCGGCGTAATAAGGAAACAAAGGACTCGGCCTTGGAGCTTCTTGAAGGTTAGGTTCCTACACCCCAACAGAATTTTTGTTGTCCCGTAACGGGTTGCCATTCTCTTCCTGGTCTGTTCGTCCAACCTGTGCCTTCTTTTCTAACTTCAACTTCGTGAAGAACTTTCCAACCTGCTCCTCGAAGACTTGAACCGCTTTCGCTTTGTAGTGTGTATGTAATTATTCTTGTTCCACCCATAGCTCTCCAAGCTCTCCAAGCTGCCGCATAAAGAAAAGAACATGTTCCTTTAGGTGTCTTATCTAATACACAACATCGTGTTATTTCTGCTGTAAACCCATCGTCCTTTTTAATAGCTATGGGACGACCAACAATGCAAACTCCTATAAGTTTGTTGTTGTAACTGCATCCTATCGAAAACTTTGCTCCAACGACAGGTTTGCTGTGTCTATGAAAGTTCTTAACAAAATCATTTGCTTCTTTAAAGTGCATGGGGATAAGTTGTAATTTCAACCAACCTCGCCCCAATTGTTTCCAAGTTCTTGATCCACTTTACTCGGTACTTTAAGTGGTAGACCTGTTTCCATGATTTCTGTAATCTTGCTTGCTTGCTGTTCACTCTCAACACTAAAGCAAAGTTCATCGTGAACAGTCATCAACGGAACCAATCCCTCGGCATAGCAATCGGCCATCGCCTTCTTGGTTTGATCCGCTGCACTGCCTTGAATAAGTTTGTTGAGTGCCTTGTAAGTAAACGCTCTTCGTATTCTCTGAGGACCGTACTCCGCTTGTGCGTCTTTAAGCTTCTTGGGTTTGTGGTACTCAAAGCTTCGAGGTTCCCACATATCAAACCGACACTTGCGACCTAAGATCGTTCGTATTTTGCCGTCCTTCTGAGCTTTGGTTGAAACTCTGTCAGCAAGACCTTTAACAAACGGAACTTTCTCATGATACGTTTCAAGAAGGTTCTTTGCTTCTTCCACTGTAATATCCAAGGTCGCAGCAAGCTTTGCCCGACCCATACCGTACATAATTCCAAGATTAACCGTCTTGGCTTGCTTCCGGCTAATCCCTGCCATGTCAGCAACCATTTGATGAAAGTCAGCATCCCCCTTATGGTATTCCTCAACGACAGACTCAATCTGTGCATGCTTTTCCGATTCCGTTAGAGACGCACAATAATGCACCAAGAGCCTTGGTTCTTGGCTCGAATAGTCAAAGGATCCCCACTTGTGTCCTTCTTCTGGAACAAACAAACCACGGATAAGAGACTTAATCTCAGGCTCTCTGGCAGGGATCTGCTGTAAGTTGGGGTTAGAGGACGAGAACCGACCTGTTACCGTTCCACCGTCGTCAGAACGCAACTGATGGAATTCACAGTGTATTCGTCCTTTGTGCTCGTGACGTAAGATACTATCGATAAATGTATTGTGTGCTTTGTCCAGTTCCCGAAGTCTCAGGATCTTAGCGGCAATTGGATGAGGGCATCCTTGCAAATAGGCTTTGGTAAACGATGGTTTATTGGAGGTCTCCGTTTTCTTATAAGGAATGCTGTAGTGATCAAAAGCTTTCGCCACACTTGTTGCCACCCACGGTTCAACGTTAAACCCTAAGTCTCTCTTGATGTCAGCGTTTATTTCCGTTTTCATACCCATGAGTTTCTTCTTAGCCCGTTCTGCACCGTCAACATCAACCTTGACCCCACGCTCTCGCATATCGATCATTAATGGTATGAGACTTGTTTCCAGATCAAAGATTGTCTTTAGATCTTGAGAGGCAAGTTCAGGTTCAAACCTGTTCCACAGCTTCAAGGTCATTCGGGCATCTTGTTCTGCGTAGGCTCCTACATACTTTGCTGGTAGTCGCCACATGTCCTTCTTTGGATCCAGACCAAAGCTTTTGGCCGCCGCTCGTAAGCTTGCTTCACTCTTGCCCACACCAATATAATCTCGCCCCAGGTTGTTTAGGCTGTAGCTAAATCGGTTTTCATCAATCAAAGGAGCAGCAATCATTGTGTCTATAATTCTACCTTCAACCCGAACCCCTGCCCACCGTAACCACCCTGCATCGTAAGTAGCGTTGTGCATGATTTTAGGGATGTGAGGCGTTGCCAATTGAACCTTTAACCATTCCATCACACGACGCTGTGTGAGGTTTCCACCCCCCTCATGCTTAATCGGGTAGTATCCCTCAAAATCCCCTGCGGCAATGGCTATACCGACGATAAAGCCGTCGTTGCGTGTCCACCCTGGCCCCAAGGTCGTAAGGTTTGGATCGCAGGTTTCCAAATCAATCGCCATATACTTACATTTTGTTAAATCAGGAAATTCGTCAGGGGCTGTCCAATCAACTTCAATAAGATTAAGCTCCTCACGCTCCCAGAAATCTATCATACTGTTACCCTTTACCATCACATGCCTCCCCAAGCAGAGCACCATATCCACAGATGTCTACAGCACTGTCCTCGTGCGTTGGTGTTTCTATTAATCGGGAGAGCTTCGTTGCAATCATACACATGTAGACCTGCTCAACGGAAACGTCATGCCCCAACAGTACCGTCCACATCTTAGCAATACGGTCGTGGTTTGTGTACGCATCTCCGTAGTCCTTGGCTCTCTTACCATTTACTAAATTCTCAGCTACCCTGAGTATTTCTTCTCGTTTCAATTCACATGCTCCTTTGGATTAACGTATTGACCACACTTTCTGCACTCATCTTTAGAGCATTTGTCCCAAAATGTTTTCCATGTGTGTCCACAAGAACATTCGTAATTTAATTCATAAATCATATTTCATACCTGTACTTTGCGCCTGTTTCTATTATATGCAGATTTTCTTTGGTTCTTGTTATGCCTGTATAGAAAATCCTGTGCTCGTCGTCAGGGAACTTACTATTCACGCAAGGATAAGCTGACTCTGTAAACAACATGATATTGTCATCTTCTCCCCCCTTCATTGCATGAATGGTTGAAAGCTTTATTCTAGGTTTGCTTATATCCTCCCCTCGTTTAATTAATGCTAACATGTATCTCTGATCATCAAGAGACATGTTTACAATACTGTTTGCGTGTCTGCTCTTTGGAGCAATAAGACCGTGATGCTCCACCAAGTCCTCGTAGCTTAACATAGAGTCGGGATCGACATACTCCAACGTCTTTGCTGAACCACGCTTAATGACAGCGTTCTCTCCCTGCTTTGGAACAATCCGGTATAAGGCATGAGCATCACTGAGCGAGATCGAAACCCCATCGACCAATGTATTCCAAGTATCAATGCCCTTCATGTAATCGGGACTTATGCTTGGCACTCCGTACCGTTCAAAGAAGTATCCGCTTTCCCTTAAATCCTCTGCAACCGTGCTGATAATTTTATTGGTTCTTGCCATGATTGTCCACGAACCGTGGTCAATATTTACATCATACCATGAGGAGTAAAAATCAATGTTGCCCTCTCGCTCGGTTGGAGACCATTGCTTCTCGAACCTTGTCTCTATTCTGTTTACAATTCTGTTCGCAAGCAGGTGTATCGATGAGGGAACTCTATGACTTTGCTTTAGTATTTCAACCTCGTCACAGGCTTCCATAAACTGCTCAACCCGAACACCCATCCATCGATGAATGGCTTGATCGTCATCTCCAGCATACCAGACGCGATCTGCGGATTGCTTCAGGACTTCAACTTGCTTCCATTGCAACGGTGTAAGATCCTGTGCCTCATCTACAATTAAAACATCAAGCGTGGGGGCTGTACCTTGCTCCACGAACAATCGAATCATATCCGTATAATCGTATTTGTTATTATCAACTTTGTACAAGGTGTAGATCTCATCAACCTTTTTAAGCATAGGCCAACTCAGGTCGTAATTACCTGCATCGTTGTATTGCTCCTCAAGTGAAATCATTCGAAGTGTGGCTCGACCAATCATCTCCAGGTACTTATTTCCCTCTTGCACGGAAGCAGGTAGAATACCGTCAGCAAGACTTGCCGCTGTGTTGTTGTTAAAAGCCATTCCCAACATGAGTCCGATCTTTCTAAAATCGTAACGGGAAACAACTTCCTCTGCCTTCATTCCCATCCATTGAAACCCTGTCGAATGCAACGTTCGAAACCAAGGTACATCTCTGTCGATCAATCCAAGTTCCGCCGTTGTTCGAGCTTTGGCTTCTTCGATAGCTTTCTTGGAGAAGGACACAAACCCTATTCGTTCTGGAGCCGTTCCGCTTTGCAATTCTTGCTTTACGATGTTTATAAGTGTATAGGTCTTACCGCATCCAGGGGGACCAAGTATAAGTTTTTCTGTCATGTTAAACTCCACACATTCCGTCACATTCATCAAGAAAGGAAAGTTGTCCCTTGTCCTCTGCATTATCAAAGTCCACCTCATCAAGCGGCTTGCAGGAACGATGAACATACTGTTCTTCTTTATATGACGGCAGGTTTCTAATCTTCTTGTCAAAATCAACAGCATCTTCAAAAGACACTGGATCGTTTACCTTCATGTCTCTCCACAAATCATTGTTGTGAAATGGGCAAGCAATACAGGCACTCTTTGCTAACACTCTACCGGGGTAGTGTTTCTCAAACCAAGATAAGCACTGATATCTACGCATCTCTAATTCAATAAGTGGAAATCTATTGTGTATAAACTGATCTCGACTCTCTTTCATTCTTTGCATCTCGTCCCAAGATATTCCTATCCATGTTTCTGCGACCAAACCTTTAGACTTTTCCCTGTATTTAAGACCAAGCAACTCTCGTGTTTTTTTCCTAAGAGGTTGGATCTTATAATCATTGGTACACTGTCTCATGCCCATTCCACCTGCCTTAGTAAAAAGAGGCATGGCAACAAACTTTGTTCCAGATTTGTTTACTCCATTTAAAGAGTCTTGTTTTATGTCACCGATAGAAACTCTGTAGACGGGAAATGGAAGCTCCTTTTCAAGCCAATTTAAATGTTCGTAAACTCCAATAGGCTCATACATTGTGTCTGCAAAAATAGCACAATCGGGCATTGGACCGATCTCACCTTTAGCAGCCATGAGAGCTAAAACTGTAGATTGAACTCCTGCACCAAGACTAAGTATTCTTAGAGTTGGCTTTTCAAGTGGCGTAGAAAGATTATTCATTTCCTAGCTGTCCTTTCCCCTCGGAAGATTGTCTAACCACTCTTTAACCTCGGCTTCTAACCAACGAACAGTTGTATTCTTCTTTGCATCGCCAAAAACAAAAGGTTTCGGAAAGTTCTTCTCCTCTACCCAGACATAAATGGTCTGTCGAGAAACGTTTAACATTTTCGTTATCTCTCCAACCTTCATATAATTTCTGTCCTTCCATGAATCAGAATGGGACATCATCAAACTCCTTTTCGTTTGAAGGTATTTCTACCTCACTAGTTTCAAATTTAGGAATCCACCAAACCCTTATGTTTGTCCACTTCCCGTCTTCCGTCTTCACCTTATACTGACCATGACACGTTTGATTGTTGTTCAATTCTTTTAAACGTTCTTGGATCTGCGGCCTGTTGTATAAAGTAAACCCTCTCTGCCTCAAGAATTCCTGTAACCCCTTCATTGTAAAATATGTTGTACTGTCCTCGGTCCACGGCTTTCCCACGGCTAACTCTTCGGGGAACTTGGCTCTAATCCGACTCATACAGAAGGTCTCAAGAAGTTCCTTAAATTGTCCGACACTCGTAAGTTCTTCTGAAACAGCTATCTTCGTTGCGTTATCATAAAGACTGTTTACCAACTGTTGCCATTCACTCGGCTTAACCAATTGGGGCATGAAGTTAATCTGTTCCATGCAAGCCCTCTGGAATTGAATGGGCATTTGCAACTGTTCTGTTGTGATCTCCAATCGTTTTCCGTCAACATCAAGAAAGTACAGTCGAGGTTCAGAAAGTAAAATAGTCATGCCCCCAACTTGAGGAGCCGTTTCCGACGCACCAACCCCGAACGCTCTTGTCTTGCACAACGATTTGTTGCAATGACTTGCCATAGGTTCGTCTTTGCATGTGTAGAAGTATTCCTTCTTATCTAATTGATTTTGCAGTGTCACAACCTCAGAAGCTGGTAAGGCCGGAATACAGTGTTTTTGGTTCATTTCTTCCATCTTTTCCTTCCAAGAGTCGGGGAACTTGCGTTTTAAATAAATACCACAATTAAACATGACCTTGTTCCTCGTGCCTTCGGGGATTCCCATCGACAAAAACATCTGCAAACAAGGAGGAGCATCGGAGTACTGTTCCCTTTGCGTCCCAAAGTCTATCTTCTCCAGAGAGGACAGCGTGGCTCGTTTCTTGTCCACCTCATCCAAAAACTCTTCCAGAGTCATATCATCACCATTATCCTTGATGGCATATCGAACAGTGTTCTCTGCATCAAAGTATGGAAGGTTAATAAAATTACCAACGTCTCCACGGTCCGCAAGAATCTGGTCTTGCTTCGGGAAAATTTCGCATCCAGCATATCCTAAAGCCGCAGACATCTCGCCCAGATAATCTCGAAGTTCTGACGCAGTTGTTTCTGTCTTCATAAACAAAAACAAATGAGCCCCTCCTGATTTTGATCTACAAACAATTAATGGTAACTTCAGCTTCCTACATTTCTTGAGAATATCTAAGTGTTCTATCGGGTATGTATCGATGTCTAAGACACCAAAGTTGCACATATTCCTGTCGTTAATCGGAATAGCCCCAACACCTTTGTTCCCCTTTAAATGACCCTCAATCAAGTCTCGTGTTAGTGGTTGCTTAACAATGAAACTCTTTGCATCTGTCTTTCCGCTTCGCCTCTTATTACCAATCATTGTTTGTCCGTGGGCAAGGTCTGAACCTTTAAATGCCGTCATAAAACGGTCTATCACAGACATATACTTCTCCATAAAAAGGGGGAGCGTTAAACTCCCCCTGGTTAATTAAAAGGGTGCATCATCCTTTGATGCTTCGGTGTCTGCTTCAGCAACTGCTTTGGCTTCGCCCTTTTCAATTGATTTACGGAAACTCATAGCCTCAAGAAAAAGAATCTTGTCATCGACAGTCTTGACCTTTTCAATTGACCAGTTGTACCAACTTCCCATGTCATTGCTTTCTTCCAACGTATGAAACTTCCATACGGTTGCAAAAAGTGCAGGAGTTTTCAACGTCCCATCGGGAGCTTTAATCTTCTGCATAGCAATCTGGGTCTTCCATCGACGAGACACTTTTAACTGTGTCGATTTCATATCGATGATTACAGGCTGAAACATACCGTCCTTCCCCAAAAGCAAACAATAATGCTGGTCGGACTTGACCAACTCGTTTCCATTCAGAAGAATTTCTTTGCCCCCTGTCCTTACAGCCTTTGCGATCTCTGGACTATCTGCGGAGAGTTCTCCTATAAAACCCCCACCGCCTTGATCTCTTGGTATGAACTCCAAGTACTTGGTTTGTTGAAGACACGGCACAACTTCGAACCCGTCATCTGATTTCCAGTACTCACCTGTAACAGTGTTAAACGCATCTCCTTGTTCTGCCCCTTTGATAAACAAAGGATCATTCTTTTTTATCTGTGGAGATAACGCTTGTATTACTCGAACAAATGGAATTTGCAATTCAGAGGTTTCGTAATCAACCCCCTGACCTGCTGTTGCAAAAATATCGTCCATAAGTTCTGCTGGTAAGTTTGACTTACCCTTTTCTAAATCATTCGCCATATTCATTGTCCTTCTCTAAATTGATGTGATAACTGCGGTCCGAGCTACATATGCGTTGAACGGTATGGACTGAATGTCCTTTCCGGCTTCAACATGCAATCTTAACTCTTTCTTTAGTGTCTGCGGATTTACGTTCGTCTTCTGTTCAGGCACGAAACCTTTGTTTTCCAGATCAGCTTTCACCGATCCTGCAACATTGTCTTCTCCCAAACCAAATGACAAAGTAAGGTCGTTCTTAATTATGTGACCAAGATCATTGTCTCTTAACCACCCGAACGCTTTCTCTCTGCCTTCTTCGTCTTTTGGTATCGATGCAGAAACAAACGGCCTCAGTCCAATCTTTGCAACAGGCTCTCCTGTTATCGGATCTTTGACCTTTAGCTCTACGATAGAACCTTCATCCATTAGTTGAGGGATAACTTCAACAACGAGTCGTTGCTTCTCTGCCTTCAGTCTTTTCAAGTTTTCCTCAGTAGATGAAATCTCTTCA